GGCGTAATGAACACTTGGTCCGGAATAGTGAGCGTTCCGTTTATGGTGAAAGTACTCCCCACTTTCGCTGTTATTTTAGTGAGGTCAGAGTTACTGGTTGCCGCACCTTCTACCGAAGTAAAGACAATAGGAAGAAGCTCTGGCAATTTTGCATCGTTCTCCTTCAATTCCATCGTCACTCGATGCCCCGTTGGATAGGTTAAACGATAAGTTTCACCTATGATGGGTTTACGCTGCTCCCAACCCCTTTCTGTCAAAGTCTCAATTATCATCATGCTGTCTCAACCACGGCTGGTAAGTAACGAATGGAAGTGTTGATTGAGTATAATGTATGTTCCGATGCACCTGATGAAGCACCATCATAACGTACCCATACTCTTAATTTTTTAATAGGAAGTTCATCGATCGAACCCGAACTACCAATCAAATTGATGTTGTTGAATCCGCTACCACCCGAAGGTTGGCTGATCTCTTTAATCACATCGTCGAACTCAACTTTCAGCGTGGCGGCAATCTGAACTGAAATAGAGCAGGACAACGAACGAATTAAATGCAGCCCCTCAAGCTCTATCAACTTCTCAAATTGTCCAATTGTTGCTTCCCACGTTGGCACGTTTTTTCGCAGTTGAAAATTCTGTCCTAAAAAATCCACAGGTTTCAAATAAGAAAACCCGCCCCCACCTATTTCACCTGCACTCATACGTACCACTCCCCATTAACTCGAATAAAACGCTCTTCTACGTCACTGTTTTTAAACCACGCCTTTGGCACCTGTGCATTCTTTTGCCGAATTTGTTCGCCACCTGGCGCGGTAAAGCCGCACTCACCAGAGCTCAAATCGACGCTGCTATGAACTTTTGCTATGAACATTACGCCATCAGGTAATGCAGGCAATGGCACAACGGCATGGGCCAAAAACACATTAACGGAACCCAACTTAATCTCTGAGTCTGCAGACTCTAGAAAGCCAGCTCGATTGGCTTTCTCCACTTCAATGTGGATCAAATCGGTAAAATCAAACTGCCACGTTTCTGGTGCTATATGCACATCCAACGCTTCAGCGGCATTCGCGAACTTGAGGACGATATTTCGGGTTAACGTGTTACCCACTTGCACGCCTTCATATTTCTGTTTGTGCTGCAAAGGTGTGTACACGACGGCGATCAACGTGCTGTCATCAGTCGCAAGCCCAATCCAGTTGAAATCAAAGTCACCCACATCGCTGAGCATAATCTGTGAAAAAACCACTTCATCTGGCGTGATTGATGCTTTTCGCGTAATAGGCTCATCAAAGACGATTTGGTCAGCCGTTGGCATCACTTCATCTTGGTCTACTGGCGCGGTCGGATCTGAATGAGGCACATTAGCTAGGATGAACCTCGTAATATGACTAGGCACACTGCCTTTTATGTTGTCAGTAATGTACTGCTTTCCGCTGTTTACAATTGCTGCCATGCTTCCTCACTCCCACGACGCGTGGAACGTTTGTTGACTGTTGTTGAACTCACTGGCATTTCTCGTCGCCTCCAAGTGGTCATCAATGCTGTAGTTAATATCCATAAAGGTGCGGTACGTTTCCCATTGCCCATGAAACTCCGCTGCAGCGAGAGTCAGTTCTATTGGGTGAATAATCGCTATCTCGTAGCGTCGACATGTTCGACCGTACTGACGAATCAACTGGCTAAAAAGTTGAACATCGTTTTCTGTGGTGGTTTCGGGAACATCAATAGCAATCACATCCCAATCGACTTCCGACACACGTTCACGCTGGTCTAGAATGGTTAAATCCATTCGTTCAAAGATGGCTGCAAAACCCGCCTTTGAGCCTGCATCCTTCGCGTTCTGAAACGCAAACTTCACTCGTTTTCGAAATATCGCCTCTGTCTCTCCAGAGAAACGATTGATATTGGCGTCCCATGCTTTCAGGTTTAAAACCTTTTCGCTGCAAGTCAACGCATCTACCTGCTGCAGTGGAAAAAGTAGCCATTCCTTCAGTTTGGCCATGTAACCAAACGTTCCATTGCTGACAAAGTGCGGCTCTTTTTTCTCTCCTGAGATAGTCGCGCCATCTTGCCACCAAGGCGTTGGGGTTCTCTCTAACCGAGGTGTGATATCGTCTTTATCCATCACTTAACTCTCGTACAACCAAACTCGCGAGCCTCGGTTGGCTCAAGTCACTCACTATGTCTTTTTGCACTTCACCATCCACCGCGATTCGCACCGAATCAACCTCAACCAAATGGTTATGAATCTCTGTTGCAAGTTGAGAGATACTGAAACGGCTTTTTGGTGAAGCGCGGGTAATTTCTGGGTATGCCGCGGTTTCGCGAAACGCAGCTCGAATTCGTCCCTCGACATCATCCATCACGTTGACTTTTTGCTGCTCCGAGAGGTTTTGGACAAACACGATCTCTGCTTCTATCTGGTGAAGAGCATCGTCGATAGCGACGCAAGTCAGAACATCACCATGACCATGAAACCCTTTTTCCATGATTTGTTGATTAAGTTGATCAATGATGGACTGAGGCGTTTCGCCAACGTCCATCAGAATGTAAGCGTTGGCGGTTCCAGGTCTAATATGCCCTGTGTTTTCAAAGAAAATGTTGTCGATGCGAATACCTGCGATTGCGCCAATAAGGGTTCGATAAACATCGTCAATGTGCCAATTTCCTGCACTGGTAAAAGCCGATTGGATACGCAGCGCAAGCTCTTCGTCGCTCTCGGCATCCGCGCCAAGTTTCGTGATCCAATCGTTATCGTTCACAGCCGCCACAATGCCAGATACTTCAATGGGCATGATGTTGAAATAACCTGCAGGTAAGTTATAGGCCGCGCCCGCTTCTTCGGCTTCGGACATGACATGTCCAACTAAAACCCCTGACGCTAAAACCGTATCTTCGATGACCTTCACTTTGTAGACCTTGCCGTCAATAGGAAGCGTTTGGATCACTGTACCCTTACTGACGGTAACTGCCTCTTCAGCACTACGCTTGGTCAACGCAATCAAACCTTGCGTTCTTTCAGCCCCTTTTGGTGTCACGTCGTATTCCCACGCTTTCATTTCGAGCGCCCATCGCTCAGCGGTCGCCACAAACATATTCGGCATGACGTGCCCAGCAAGTAACGTTCTGATCAACCAAACTGACGGCGTAATAACAGCAGAGCGAACCCAACGCCAAAATGGTGACATCTCAGAGTCATTTGACAATGTGCTGCCCGCCTCTGTGACTTCCACTTTCAGTTTTTCTTCCATCGCTGCTTCTGTTGTAGGCACTCCAGATTCTGAAAGGATGTCTACAAAGTTAGCTTCTGGTCTCTTGCTCATGCTGTTACCTCTGTTTGAATGGTTTCTTCGAAGCCATAGGCGCTCGCACTTAGGGCTATGGTGCCTGGTGTCGTCTCAACAGCCGATGCTGTACCTGGAATGACTCTCGTATCCATTTCCGCTTTTTGCTCTATTTGGAGCAATACATCCGCACGCAAAATGGCGTCCCTTTCTGCTGCCAGCTTTCGTGCTAAACCGCTTTCCATGATGGCGTGCTTAACATCTTGAGCAATGCTGTAAAGATCACTGCATTGTGTGGGTTGAGAACCGGCGTCAAGCTCCCATCCCCCATCAATGACTTTGATATCGATATAGCGCTTATCCGACATTGAGTTCATCCCATTCCACTAACTGATCAGGAGTAAGCGCGTTCTCTGAGCGAATAAATACATCACCAAATTGGCGAACGTTATGAGTAGAATGCACTTCACTTGAACTTGCTTTTTTGACCATACTCTTTGGCAATCTCGGTGTATTTTCTGTACGTTTATAATCAATCACACTGCCCATGGATGAATCAGACTGAATGTTTGTATCAACTGAGTAGTCATTCGAGACGGTACCGGCTGCATAAGTGTCCATATTCATTGCCTGCTCAGGAATATGAATACCTGACTGTTTTAGGGCAGGAAGAACACTGAATTCTGGTCTTTGCGCTTCAATGGCCGCTACATCAGGCAAGTGAGGTACTGCCGACACATCTTTGGTTGCAACACTAAGTTTGGGAGCATCAGGCAGTTCACCTGCTCGCCATTCAATATCGATACCCGGTATCATATTGAGCATTTCAATCACACCATCAATCGCAGCAGCAATGATGTTGAACCACGTCGTGTCAGCAAACGACGCCTTAATCTCATCCCACCAATAGATCATCGCGCCGACTGCCGCAATGAGGGCAACCACACCTGCCACAACCCATGTAATTGGGTTCGCCCAAAGCGCAGCATTAAACAACCAAGCAGACGCCGTCGCCGCAATCGCTTGGATGCGCAGCAGTTTGAGTACACTGTTAAGTCCGGCCATCGTCACTGCCCAGCCGCCAGACATCATTTTGGCAATGCCCATCGCCATAGAGAGCGACGCAACAACGCCACCTAGTGAAATCGCAGCAATCGCACCGTATCCCATCAGTTCTGCCAAAAGAGGGAATTCATCCGTCCATGCCGTGATGTAGACGATACCATCAGCGATGGAGCCGACTACCGCATTGATGGATGGCAAGATGGCACCAAAAACCGCCGCTCGCACCGCGAACCAAGACGCCTCTAATCGTTCCCATTGGTCGGTCATGGCAGACGCCATTTGCTCAGCTTTGCCCATCCCTTTGATATTTCCTAGGGTTTCCATGCTTGAAGCTAACCCTTGCGTGTCTGCCATCAATAACTTGATTAAACTGACCGCTTCTTCTGAGCCAAAGGCTGTTTTCAGGGCATCGGACTCTGCCACGTCTAACGTGTCACCGAACTTCCCTTTCAACTTGTCGAGAATGTCGAGCATAGGCAGCATTTTTCCTTGGGCATCGACAAATGACAGGTTCAATTTATCTTGTGCACCTCCGACGCCAGCCAAGAACGATTTATATTTCGTCCCCGCTTCACTACCACTCATAGTTGATTGCAGTGTACCTAAGATCGCCATTTGTTCCTCCATGGCAACCCCGGCACTAGTCGCATTCGCGCCAACGCTAGTGAAGGCACTACTCATGCCTGCACCAGTTGTTTTGAACATTTCAACCGATTGAGCTGTCATGCCTGCTACTTGCTTAGACCACTCACCTAAACCCATTTCATCAGCGGAGTTTTTAAAGACTCCATACATGGTACCCATGTAGTCAGTGATGGTTGCAGTATCGGCTTTAGTAGCTGCTGCCAAGACTGCGGAACTTTTAGTAATATCAGCAAGGCTATCGCCATCAATACTGCCAAAAGCTGATTTAATATCGTAAGCCGCACCAACCATGTCTGTAGCAGACTTACCATATTGAACCGAAGTATATAGAGCCGTTCTGGATAGTTTGGCCAAATCTTCATCAAGAACACCAAGTGATTTAACCTCACCCAACTTTCGATCCATTTCAATGGCTGGCATTAACGCGTTTTGAATGGCAAAGCCAGTCGCCACAAGGCCAGCACCACCCGTCACCATATCCTGCATACCGCTTTTAGCCGTATCCATTGCTCCGGTGATTTCATTGCTGATGCCTCGAAGTGGCGCGGTCACTTGGTCGACAAGACCAAGCACCATTTCCAACTTTTCATTCATGAAGGATTACCATCGTTAGCGTTTAAACAGTCTTGAAATGGCAGACATCACTGCCGTTTCAGCTCTCTCTTTTTGGTGTTTGTCTAGCCAAAGTGCACGCGCAAGGCTATGCGGCTCATCGTCTTCATTCGGCAGATAATGACGCCGCAAGATGAGCGCTTGTTCGAGTCCGTTGCTCTCGATGCGCTCAACGTGCTCTTTTAGTTTTTTAGCGTAATCGTCACGCCACCTTTCGAAGCTTCATACACGGTGCCAAACAACTCCATCGTTAATCCTGGGACTTGGTTAAGCAGCTCGATCAATGCTTCTTTTTGGTCTTTGTCTACCGTGCGTTCTAGGTATGTTCGTGCTGGCTCAACCTTTTTGGTGTTGGTCACCGTGTTGCTGTAGTTGTTCGCATCATTCACGCTTGGCGTGAATTTGAAGTCGATTTCACCTACGGTCACTTCTACAGGTTTGCTAGAAAAAGCGGCGGTCTTAGTCATGGTTTTCTCTCTTTGTTTGTTCGTGCTCTGCACGCCAGTTTAAGTAATCAGTTATTTGGCTATCGCACTCATGCAATGCGTGCTTTAGCTTTGGGATATCTTCAGTCAGTGCCTTGGGCCATGTGCCATTCACGAAAGGCTTTGGACAAGGTAAGAGCATGCC